GCATTTTTTTCGTGTCATACAGCTGGAGATAGTCATAAATCAGATCCTGAAAATGAGCAACATTTGCATTTTTCGCTTCCAACTGTTTGATCAGAGATTCCTTTATTTTCGGCTTTGACGGTGCTCGCGTTGTCTTTTTCTTCTCAGTCGGTGCTCTGGTTTTTTTCAAGATTTTCTCCTCCAACTTTTTTATTTTTTTATCACGCGCGAATGCGCCCGGTTTAGTCGTGCCCTTCTTCCGTTGTAAGCCCTTCCCCAAATTCAGGGGTATAGGGGGTACGGGGGGCTTACCACCGTTCCTCATTCACCTGTTTTTTCTTTCTGTTTCCAAATCTGCCGTGTATCTCATCATGGCAACGGTGGCACAGTGGCAACAGGTTTGGATGTTCTACTCCGTTATAGATATAGGTCCTGCTCAGTGCCAGCTCCGGATGTGATCGAACATATTGTACATGATGCACTTCGTCCACTGGTCTGATGATTCCTTTTCGTTTACACAGCACACACTCATTATGTGCTTCGCGAACCACCTGCTGTCGAAGTTCCAGCCACTCCTTGCTTTTATAGAAATGGTACAGTTTATTCTCCTGTATCAATTCACGGATCCATGCTGTCAATTCTTTCTGTGTCATGTCTTTCCCACCGCCACATGTATCGTCCGGATGATTTCTTCTCCTGCAATCTGAAAATAAAAACGAATCTCATGCAGTCCGGTAGTAGATGCCTGCATAGTACAAGGCAGAACATGATCATCTATTTCACATGTTCCCTCTGCTTCTTTTTCATTAGTATCACAATTCCAGACTTCATACCTAGCACTGGTAATTTCAAAGGGCAGATTATCCTCGGATTTTACGGACAGATACAATTTTCTTTTCTCACCCTGATACATTCTCAGTATTGCCAACAGATGTCACGCTCCCCTCCAGTTTTTCCAGTATAACCTTAAAATCTCTCATGCTTCCCTGTGCTGAATAGTCCAGCATTTTTATTTCATACCGGAGTTTTTCCAGATCAACCGTGTACAGGATTGTTGCCATGTATGCCCGGTTACCAGCTTCATCCACAGCGTAGAGAGCGACGATATACTCGCCACTCTCCATAAATGGGACGGTTGCTTTCCAGATGTTTCCATCTGTTTTATCGAAGACAATCCTGCTGTCTCCAAGCATGCCCCATACCTGTGTGATCATTTAGTCGCTGACCTCTACAGCAATGATGTAGGTCTTGCCTGCATCTACCGGGTTCTGTGTCATTGTTACAGACTTGATAACCGGTGCCTTTGTATCCAGAGTTACGGTTCTGGTTACAGTTGTTGTTTTTCCTGCTTTGTCTTTTGCGACAATGGTGATGGTATTGCTTCCCTCTGTCAGTGTTACATCCTTACTGAAAGAGCCACCTGTTCCGACTGTTACAGCTGTACCATTGACAGTTACTGTTACCGGTTTGCTTGTAGCATCGTCTGTAGTACCTGTTACAGTTACTGTAGATTTGTTTGTTACAAGTCCTGCTACCGGTGCAGAAATGGATAATGTCGGCGGAATTGTGTCGACAGTAAATGTTACAGATTTCTGTGTTGCTGCGTTTCCATCATAATCACTTGCAGTTGCAATGATGGTGTGTTCTCCATCTGTCAGTGCAGTTGCCGGAGTATAGCTACATGTATATCCGCCTGTAACTGCTGTCTTTGTGATCTTGGACGCATCCACTGCAACATTGTCTACTTTCAGCGCAATAGTTGACGGGTTTACTCCAGAATCATCATCTGTGATCTTCCATGTGATAGCCGGTGTACTGTTAGCCAGATACTGTCCTGCTGTCGGTGATGTAATTGTGATCACTGGTGCAACTTTCTCTTTAACCTTTAACTGTAAGCTGCTACCAAGCGTGCTGTCTGTTGCACCCTTTGTGGTGGTGTTCCCCGCTTCATCTGTTGCTTTTACTGTAACGGGATAATAATGTCCCGCCAGAGTATAACTGGACTTAGCTGGTGCGGTTGTTGTCGCTTCCCATTTGCCACTGGTCGAATTATAAGTCAGTGTGATTGACTGACCATTAACGACCGCCTGTACTGTTTTTACACTCATACTTTGATCTCCTTTTCTTTTTGGTGTGTAATCATATGGGTAGTTATATGGATAATCCAGTCCGTATGCTCTATTCGCTATCGTGACTCGGATCACATAACTCTTATTTACCTGAACCGGATTCGGACTTATTTCTGCTTGTGAAATTGTGATCAGTCTGCTCTCTGCCATGTTCCTCTCCTCCGGATCCCGTTTTTTTGCATAAAGAAAAGACAGCAGGTAAATCCTGCTGCCTAATCAATGCTAAATTCTGCTATTTATTATTTTCTATAAATTCTTTCATCATGTTCGTTAATTGAACACCCATTGCAATTCCTTTTTCCTTGCATGCTACTTGGAACTCCTCTGCCACTTTCTTATTAACCTTATAGGTTTTTGAAATCATGCCAGCTTTTTCATCCCATCGATCCTGTGGTCTTTTCTTTTTTTCTTCCATGATTTACCGCTTCCTTTTCATTAATCTTCCAATTACGTCCACTAACATATATGCACCTGCACACATAAGTATCACAGAAGCATATATATTTCTTCCGGAAGCTATGAAAATAATCCATGCGGCAATTACAAATAATACATTAAACTTTGTACTTTTCATATATTTCAAGATGAGTTATAATTGATAAAAGGTTCGGGGCTTTCGCCCCTTACCTTACTTGAGAGCCTGTATAAAACTTGCAAGTCCTGCTAAGAACGTTCCTAAGGCTATTAGCAGTTCTATCACAAGTTTTATCAGGTTCTTTTTCTTTTTGCGTTTCCGCTTCTTACTCATCCTTATCTCACCTCCTGAATATACTATATCATATACGTGTACGTATGTCAATAGTTTTCAGAAGAATTTATAAAAAAGACAGTCTTTTTCTGACTGCCTTTTCCGGAGAAATTTTATGAAAATTGTAGTCCCATGTCCTTTCTGACATATACATTAAAACATATTTTTACCGGACATGAGCGGACATTTACTCATTTTTTTCTAAAAATCTATCATGTTTTTTTCTGCAGTTATCGTCCGTATATTTAACTTTTCTCTTCGGATGCATCTCATTCATTTTCTGGGCTACCTGGTACCATGTCAGATCATCTATGTAGTAGAGTTCGAACATCTTACGCAGTTCACTCTTTTCAATACTGTTGATGTATTCTTCTGCTTCATTCATCAGCTCCAGAAGTTTTGCTTCACGCTCCTGCAACAAGGCACGTCTGGCATCCAATGCAGAATGCTTTCTTTGCAGGATTCCATCCGGTACTCCACTGATTTTTACGGTACCAAGAGATTTTTTTCCTTTCTTTCCGCAGCTTACCGAATCCGTGACGATACTATCTTCCAGCTTGCCTATTTCTCTTTCCAATTTCTGGATTCTTTTTCTCAGATCTTTTATTTCTTCTTTCATATCTGCATACTCAACCAGAATCATCTTCTCCAACGGCATCGCCTCCCTTATTCCTCTCTTGCAGTTCTGCCCTGCTGCCACTTATCTGTATCTCACCTCTTAGCTGCTGCCATCTAAGATATGACAGGCTCCATTCAGGATTGCCACCCATGGATGCAAGATAATCAAGTAATGTCACGATAGTTCAACTCTTTGTTCAACTGTTTAGTTGGTGTATCAGTTGATGTATTAGTTGATGTATCTGGCGGTTCCGGCAAAGGCATCCAATGCGTAACTTTCCAGAATGTCCTGCTGCCTTTTAATTCCCAGTATCCTAGCTTTTTATAGAATTTTGCAAATGTTACATG